AGTAGATCCGCTTTTGTGGAGACATTCCGGGGCCGCAAGCTGGCGGTTTATCAATCGGCTTACCAGTCATTGCAGTGGAACAGCGTGACTAGTAAGGATGCGAATATACATGTTTTTGTGAAAAGTGAGAAAACGGATTTCACTACTAAAGCGGATCCGGTTCCTCGTGTCATCTCTCCTCGTTCTCCTAGATTTAATATTGAGGTAGGGCGTTATTTACGCCGTATCGAAGAGTCGTTGTTTAGGGCAATAGGGAAGGTGTTTGGGCATACCACAGTTATTAAAGGTTTCAACGCGGTAGATTCTGCCACGCTGTTATCGGAAAAGTGGGGTATGTTTGTTAATCCAGCTGCTGTTGGACTGGATGCAAGTCGGTTTGACCAGCATGTTTCAAAACCTGCACTTAAATTTGAACACAGTGTTTATGTTAATTGCTTCGCTCATTCTTACCACCGTAAACAACTTGCTACGTTGTTGTCATGGCAATTAGAAAATAATTGTCATGGATTTACACCTAATGGCAAGCTGAGGTATAAGACCAATGGTGGTAGAATGAGCGGAGATATGAACACCAGTTTGGGAAATTGTCTTATTATGTGTGCTATGATTCACGCTTATTTGGGTGAAAAGGGCATAAAAGGACAACTTGCCAATAATGGTGATGATTGTGTTGTGTTCATGGAAAAGAGTGATGTTCCGCGTTTTCAGAATGGATTGTTCGAATGGTTTGAGAAAATGGGGTTTAACATGACAATGGAAGACCCCGTTTATCAATTCGAACAAATCGAATTTTGTCAAACGAAACCCGTATTTGATGGGGCGAAATTCACTATGTGTAGGAATCCACACACCGCGTTGGCTAAAGACACGGTTCTGTTGCAACCAGGGACAACTGTAGATTATACCCTGGGGTGGATTGATGCTGTTGGTAAAGGTGGGCTGTCCATGACGGGCGGCTTGCCTGTGTTTCAAGAGTTTTACCAAATGTATATTAGAAGTGGAAAGGAGTATAAAGGGAAGAGGTTGAATGCTGGCGCCTTATCTTGGCGATTCAGACACATGATCGGAAATCTAAATGAAAAGTATCGTGATATCTCCCCTGAAACTCGTGCCAGTTTTTATTATGCGTTTGGAATTACTCCTGATGCGCAAATCGAGTTGGAAAAGGTTTACAGAAACCTTGTCACAGATGTGCGGAAGAGCTCGCCACTAATCTTTCGCCACGACCTTTGTCTTGTAGCTTAATATAGTGTGCTTGGGGTCTAGAGCTGTAAAGAGACCAAAACGTTCCTCATTGAAGGGTAAAAATTTACGTGCTAAACAAAATGCCGAACGACTGCACGGATCTCGCTGTAAAGTTGCTCTAGATGTACAGTCTCTGTTTTAGTTGCAGGGATCCCATATTCAACTAATTTAAAATAATAACAATAGAAATGACAAAGACGATCGCTTATAAAAGACGTGCATTGGCTGCTAGGCGCAATTTAGCTATTGTACCTTACAACAATACCGCCGTGCCCAGAAAGTTGCGAATGAGGTCTCGGGCTTCTGCTCGTGTTCCTCTTCGCTCTACTTTGGGTTATGGTTACAATGCCCCTATGGTGTCGCGTATTCCACGTAATTATGGCATACCTAATCTTTCTGCGGCTGAACGATCCATCTTGACTAATGATGGAGCGTATTCAGTTAGCAAGATTAAGGTGCCTATGGCTGGTGGTGCTATTATGCGCCGTCAGAGGATGACACCTGGCATTGTAACCAAGGATGGAAGCACGATTATTGCCAACACAGAGTTTGGAGCGGAGGTTAATGCTTTAGGAGGGGTTAACGTTATTAGGTATCCATTTCTCCCTACTGGGGTTCAATGGTTGAGTGCAATTGCACTTAACTATTCGAAATGGAGAGCTGTGGCCATACGGTATATTTATATACCTGTGTGCCCCACAACTACGCCTGGCACTGTTACAATGGCTTTGGGGTATGATTATAATGATACTCTACCCACTAGCCTGGCGCAGTTGTCCGTATCCTTTGAATCGATATCTACCCCACCATGGGGTGGGTATGAAGGAACCTCCTTGTTGAACCAGCACTTCGCTCCAGAAACTGGTGGTGCTGTGATTGTCGATGTGGATTGTGATAGGTTTGGATCTGGTAGTGGGTTAACATATTACCCTGTCACCGCTCAAACCACCTTTGCAGGTCAAACGCCAACTGATCAAAATCAGTTTTCGCCGTTTTACCTACAGGTGGCAACAAGCGGTAATGCTTTGGCTTGGGGTAATTTATATGTTCAGTACTGTATTGAGTTTATTGAACCTGTTCTCGCAGCTAGGAATCTGTAATTGCCTTGTTTTCATTGTTGTTGACCAGTTTTCATTAAACTGGCTTGTTAGCCGTCAAATTACGGTTGTCACACACATAGATATATGCTTAGTGCTTGTACCCAGCATCGCCTAATAATATTGGGCGTATGGACAAGACGGGACACTGAGTTGAAAGGTAATGTGATTGTGTAAAAATATAATTAATTTAGCTAGGTAGATTGTTCCAGACCATTGATAAATTCTTCGGAAGCCTTTCAGTGGTCGCTGTGCAAACCAGCAGGTCGAA